CATTCCAGCAACATTCACATAATAAAGCTTCATGCCATGACCTTCTTTGATTTTTTTAAATGTTTCACGAACCTTTCTGACAACATCTTCTGCACTCCAGTTGTTGTAACCAGTAGTTCGCCATTTTCCAGTCTCAAGAAGCCACATAGGGACACCACTCATTGCAGAACATTGGCGCATAATAAGTTCCTCTTCACTCATTTCCCCATTATCGAAATGAACCACTGGAACTCCATGCTCCGCACCTGTTCGGGTGCAATAGTCTAAAGCTAAACTAGTCTTACCTTGACCAGATCTAGCTACAATAACAGTAATGTTACCTGCTCGCAAAATAGGTCCATAAATTTCATTGATACGCCTATGTGGACCTGTTAAGCCAAATTCTTCTTGAGGGTTGTTTCCGCGCTCCTCAATCATGTCTTCCATGATTTCAAAAAGATCAACAACATTAGAGTTACCCGCTTCAAAGTTTTGAAGGTCTTTGTTGTAGATATTGTCAGCTTTATCAAGAATATCTTGGTAGCCCATTGTCGGATCTACCTTTTTTACAAATTTGGCTGTTTTAGAACATGAGTCGTAAATTGTTCGGCAGAGCGACTTCTTCTTAAGTTCTGCAACGCAGGTTAGAAATACATCTTCTGTTATTTTAAAGTAAGCGAGAGAGTGAATAAATTCACTGATTTCAATATTGTCTGGAAAACTAACGCTTAGACCTTTCATTTTCTCAATGAGAATCGTATCGTCAATTGCCTCACCTTTATTGAGAGATGCTCGGATCAACTTGAATATAGAGATGTTAACTTTAGAGTCTTCACTATAAAAGTCATCATCTGTAATAAGTGAGGCGATTTCTTCCCACTTGTGCTGATGCTGTAGTAATCCACTGAGGACTTTCTTTTCTATGTCAAAGGAGTAAATCATTCTGCTGTTTGTTCGGAGTATATTTGTATTGTTTTTTCTAGGGCTATTTTTACACACGCATTAGACATTCTGCTTGTCAAGGTCGGTTGACCCTCTTCATTTATATAAAATAAAAAATAACCTTTGTTCGCCCCATCTTCAGAGCCTGTTGAATCATAAAGTTTGCTTATGATTGAAACTGGTATTTTCAATTCTTGTTCTTCTATTATTTCTCCTGTCATATTGCTCCTAATTCTTTAAGTAATTCTGTAGATATTGAATCACATTGCAAGACCCGAATCATAGTAATGTTGTTTTTTTCACAATAAATTTCTTTATCGTTATCCCTGCACAGTTGTTTTAAATAATTTTGCTTAGATTTGCCGTGAAAATGTTTGTTGTATTTATAATGTTGCTCTCCATCAACCTCAAGAGCAATCTTCCTAGAGGCATTATAAAAATCTATAGTCATTCTAGTGCCAACAACAGGCAGTTCCTCAAAGACCATGTCACAAAACCAATGAGGTTGTAATAAATCTTTTACGCTCTTCTGTAGCTTGCTTCTGCTACCCGACTCCCAATCAATTTTATATTTATGAGAGCTAGGTAGCTTTTTTTTAGCACCGTATGATGTGTAAAAAATCATGCACTTAAGATATTTTTTTCAACAAACTTGCGTAAATGCAAAGTCAATTCTTCACTATCCTCTAGGATGGTATATATCTTATTCATTCCTTGAATCTTATCTGGAAATTCAAAGCCGCCCGATTTAATGTATTCGGCAAGCTCTTCTTCAACAGCAAACCAAGATCCACTCTTAGAAAAGAAACCCCAAGAAAGAAGCAGGTCTACAATCTCACGTTCAATCCAGACACTCTTTCCTCCATTACGCCCATATTTGATTGGATACTTAATTAAGCGACCCGTTGTTTCATTGTCAGACTTTCTCACTCTAGCTTTAACATAATGTCCAATACCTTTATTGGTATCACTCATTTGTTGGTCTGGTTTCTCAAGAATTTTATCTTTTTGGAACTGACGTTCAAATTCAAAAACCCAATTAGGGTAATGGGATAGAGCATGAGCGCCCGAAGCACTGGTAGTGCTGTTCGGATCAAGGCTTTCGTATTGACCCTTAATGGTCGAACGGACTTGAGAAATCAAGATGCAAAGATGACCGAACTTACCCATACCCAAGCTGACACGACGAAGAAAATCGGAAGACAGTAACGCTCCTCCAGCGACTTTGTTAGCCTCACTTGTGCTTTTCTTAGCATCATCTTTCGGGATTAAACTATCCATGCTGTCGATAATCATACAAAACCGAGTTTTATTTGGGTTGTTTGACATTATTCCGCGAATGAAATCAAAAACAAAATCATAAATGTTTGATTGTAGAACAAGGCATGTGCCGTCAACCCATTCTGATACATCGTAAACAAACTCAACTCCAGATCGAGCCTTCATTTTTTTACCAAGTCTACCTTCGGCTTGAATAAATAAACCTCTTGAGTTTTCTTGAGAATCAAGCATTTCATACATAACCTGCAATGCTTCACTTGTTTTACCGCACTCATTACCACCACAGAAACGAAGTAAGCCAGCGAGGAATCCGCCGCCAATTTCTGAATCCATAATCATAGAACCACTCGAAATGAAGTCATCCTCTGCGATGGATTCTTCAAAGTTCAAATGATGTTCTTTATTGCTCTTCATGAATCCACTTGCGAAATCACGAACATCTGCTTTTGTCTTTTCTTGTTTTTTAGTTTTCACGCTCATTTAAAAATTTTCTAATTGATCTAATTCTAGGCTTTACTATATCTTCTCCGATTTTATCCGAACCTTCCACAAATATTTCTTTGTTTTCTGGATTATAATAAAATTCTCTATGCTTTTTGGTTAAATAATCTCTACCCGCTTTGGAGCGTAGGTAAGTGATGCCGCCAGAGAATTTAAATGGCGGTTTAACCTTTGACAAGAAATCAATATCATTGTCAAACAAAGTAAATATGTTTGTTGCAATGGTTATATCTAGGCGGAAATTAGTTGATTTTTCTCCACCAAGCATTCGACGAATAAAAGCCAAACGCTCTCTATAGAAAGGGTTAGCTTTTTTTCTGGGTTTGGCGGCTTTTATAACCTCTCCACAATGCTTGCAAGTTGAGGATCTAGCACCAATCAACTGCTTGCATTTGGGACATTCTTTTTGACCTCTTGGCATACATAAGTATTATGTGCCAAATTGAAAAATTTGTCAACATGTTTTTGCAAATTTAAAAACCTGTTCTCTGTTAAGGGAGGTTTGTTTACTTTATCTCAAAAGTATACCAACCACTCCTGATGCCGCGACAGCAGATCCAATAGCCGTTGTTTTACTAGAAAAGGCTTCGCCCTGTGCCTTGGTTGCAGTTGAATGATCAACAGATATTGCTGTCCATGTTATTGATCCATCAGCGCCTTGTATATACTGAACTTGATCCATATCTGCATTAAATTTAGCGATCAGCTTTCCATCTTGATAAAATTTAGTGCTTGCACAAGAAACTAACAAAAATAAAGGCAAAATTAGTATTGTTTTCATGACAAGTCTTTATTGAGCATTTTTTTGACAAGACCATAAAAGTCTGTTTTTCTAACCCATTTAAGCTCTTCTTCTGCTCTTGTGGGATCACCTAGCAATAATGAAACTTCTGCTGGTCGATAGTATTTTGGATTGATCGTTACAAGCACCTGATCTCCGTGAATGTATTTTTGATCCAGACCTTGACCCTCCCAACGACACTCTTCAGCGCCGAAACCAGCAAAGCCAAAAGCCGCTTCAACAAAATCCCGAATGGAATATGTCTCACCAGAGGCTAGAACGTATTCACTTAAATCTTCATAAGAGTTTGCTTGTTGATTTAACATCTTCCAAATGCCGTCAACGAAATCTTCAGCGTCCGACCAGTCTCGTTTTGCATCTAGATTACCAAGTTGCAATGGCGTGATTTCTTTGCCTTCCCTGATCTCTTTTATAATGTTAGCCACGCCCTTGGTTACTTTGCGAGTAAGAAACTCCTCGCCCCTCCTTGTTCCCTCGTGATTGAATAACCATCCTTGGACGGCGTATAAATTATAACTTTCCCGCCACACCTTTACCAGATGCCTTGCGGAAGCCTTAGAAGCTCCGTATGGGCTTCTTGGTCGCAGAGGGTGAGTCTCGTCCTGTGGGACGGTTACAACGTCTCCAAACTCTTCGGACGAGTTCCCACAGAAAACGGTCTTACCATTTCTTACCGTCATAAAGTTATGATTATCTTCAACTTCTAAGCACCAAACGTAATCATCGTAATCCAACTCTTTGTATTGTCGGTTAGACGAGTGGTATGCTGTTTTTATTTTCTTTTGGTATCCAATTTTATTTTTTGAAAATGATACAGTATATGATGTATGCTTGCCTTTTATTGTTCTTCCATCATTTAATACTGCGGTTCTCGGTCCTCTTTCTGAAATGCTAGCTCTTAAACCTACGTGAGAAGCTAGAATCAATAATTGTTCTGCAAGTCTTTTCGAGGTTTGCTCTATTGTATTGCGGGATAGACATCCATCACTGTCCATTAGACCTTCAAATAATCTTTTTTGATGGTCTTCGGGCATATCAAAAACCCAATTAGGAATTTCTTTCTCATTTGACCTATGACCGCATTGGTCGAAGAAATAGTTCAAGCCCCAAGAGAAAAAAGTTATGTTGCATTGCCCGTGCAAACTCCAATTTATTTTATTCCTGTCTAATACCTCTGCAACTTTTAAAAAAGCTGGGTCTGTTTCGGGTATTGCTATTGAAGCCCTAGCAGAAAAATGCTCTACTTTTCTTTTAGCTTTAGTAAATAATCCAGTAAAGCGACCAGAGATATCTCTTTCTGCACTCTGTTTTGGAGGGGAGTTGTAAACCTTTCTCATTATATTACTAGATCCATCGCCAATATATAAACCAAGTAGATAAAGCAGGTCAAGAGAGTCTATTTCTGTTATTTCAATGTTTTTGTTCCATTGCTTTTTGGGTATGAACTCTTCTAAATTAATCTTGCCAACATAGGGGTGATTAAATCCGTGTTCATCGGAAAGACCTTTGGGCATTGGATATTTTACACAAGATTTGTTGACAAACTCATCAGCCCTGCATTTTAGTAAACCTCTTTTCCCCTCGTAAAACATGTTGTGGTTTGGGGTTACCATAATGTCTTTCCCGCGACCAGAGAAATGCAACATTTTGCCTTTATGCTTATATTTGATAAGTTTTTTGATTGGTTTATATTCAACTTTTTGAGTTTTGATATTCAAGGAGGGAACCAAATCTCCTTCAAAAACATCATCAATTGATTTAATTCCATTCTTCGTCACAACTTGGGTTTTATAGTCGTAACATCCAGCATTGTAATACCTGCACTCTGGACAGTGCTTGCGAATAGCCTCAAGCTGATACAGGACTGCCATGCAGTTTGTATTCATGTGGTTTTCTGGCATGTCCCAGCTAACACCAACAAAAGAGTTTGCCGCAAAGTTGATAAAGTAGTCGGGTTTTTCATCCGAGATAACACGATCAACATTGGATTGATCTGTAATGTCTAGATCAATCAGTTTGAAGCGGTTGTTATTAACCAAGTGTTTTATATTCTCATGGTTTTTAACTGAGAGTCGGCGGACGCCAGCAATAATATCGATGTCCGTATTTGCTAACAAATAGTCAACCATATGGCTTCCATCTTGACCTGTTGCCCCTGTGATTATTACTTTTTTCATTATCCCTTGTTTTTAATATCATACAAACCAGAACGAATAAATTCAAGTAAAGATTTAATTATGCGAGTTTCTGTTTCTTGATTAGTGAAGTTTTCTGAAATAAACTTAGCACCGTTTTTTGCAATAGATTCGCATTCTTCGTCGTTTTCGCGACACCAATCTAAAACAATATTAAGATCAGAGAAGTCTGGTTGAACCTCTATATAGTGAACCCCGCTTTCTAGGAAATCTTCGCAAAGCCAAGAGTGAAACCTAGGCTTGGGCATTATGGGAACAGAATTAGAGGCTAGTATCCAATTAAGAGAAGAGGACTTATCGTTGCCGTCAAGAATTGGCAAAAACTTTCTCTTTAAAAAGTCCTGCCTTGTGCAAAATCCCTTTAGCCATTCTTTTTTATAAAGGTATGGTGCAGACTTGTAGTTTTGAGAATAGTCGGAAAATGCAACATCGTGTTCTGAAAAGTATTTGGACACAAAACCGATGCGGTCATTGTAATGAATATCGTGTCCTGTGTCCGCGCCCCTCCAGAAAACTTCGTTTTTTTTATCATTCCATTCAATGTCTTGAGAAAGATCTAAATTCCAGTGTCTACCGCTATTTAAGTTAGCAATAACTCCCTTACTTAATTTATTAAAAGTGTCGCGAGTTTTAACTAGAACAGGGTAGTTGACTCCAGTATAAGGCTTGTCTCCACAGCAAAACCAAAGCTTTTCTAAGTTGTTTAGACTGACGTATTTTATTATGTCAGGGTCATAGTGCGCTCTAGACAGACATTGCTTATTTCGAGCGTCAACACAAAATGGATGGTCAAACAATTCGTGAGGAGAGAAGTCAAAAGGTTCTTCTTTGAAGTTTAAATTTTCATATCCTAGGTAGTAGGATATCCTCTGTTCGTCCGATAAAATCATCCTACTGGCACTAAGTTATTAAAATCAAAATCATCATCAATATCCTTATCTCCAACTTTGTAGAATCGGTAAACATCATTTAGATATTTCTCTTCGCGTATACATTGTTTGACGGCATCTGTCAAATCACCAGTAATGATGTAATTTTTTACAGCTTCAAAATCTTGAATATCTAATCCTATCTTAGCCAACTCATCAAAAAACTTTTTTCTGATAGCGTATCGTCTATTGATAAAATCGCGGTCATGTTCACACTTTAAGATAAGGTGGTTAGTGTTGGGGAATAAATAATATTTTAAATTGTGGTCAACAAATTCATGTTTGTCGCGGTGAAGGTGGCGCACATTTTGCCAGTACTCGTCTTTCCAAAAAGGAAGTGAAGATATTTCAAGGCTGTTGGTAATACCAGAAACCCCACTATGAGGGTTGTGAACGTAAGCTGTGCGTTCGTTGAATTTAAAAAGGAAATGTTTGTTGCGGCAAAATACTCCATCAATAAGATTTTCATCGAAGCGTTTAACAAGATCAGGTAGTTGTTCGGCAAAATCCAAATGCATACGCTCTAGAGTGTCAATTGTCATAAACCAGTCACCATATTTTATTGGACTGTGATAAAGACCAATGTTTCGGCTGAAGTCTGTTCGATTGCACCAAGGGACACATATTAACTCATTGTCTTCACAGTTCTCAGATAGGTATTGATATCCTTCGTCTTCCAAGTCTTTGTTCTTAGACTGTTCAAAGGGATCGGTGTGATAAACCCATACCATCCCGTCAAAGTATTTCTTGATAGGCTCAATAAGTTCCTTTAAGTGATTGCCGTTGCCAGCGTTAGTCATTCCTGTTAGCCAAAGTTTCATCCTATATGTTGTGCGTAAATTTTTTGTGGATCATAAAAAGAAAATGGCGTTGTAGAATCTGTTAAGTGCTTTAAGGTGTCTCCAGAAAGAAGCTCGCAATGATACCTGTCTAAAACATCAAGTTGGGTGTTTATGGATTTCCAAGCAATATAGATTTCTTTTGTCCTGCTTATATTTGGCTGGAAAGTAAACGTTCCGCCCCAAGGTGTGTATCTTAAACCTTGTGTATAGATATCCCCATGTGAATGAAAGTGATCTTTTTCACAATGCTTGAAATCTTCTGCGCTGTTAAAACGAACACACAACTGATCTGGGTTATTATCTAAAAACCGCATTGACTCGTGGCAAGCCTCAGACAGATTAACTCCTTTGCTTTGTATTATCCAATCATCCTCAAGCCAAAAAGAGTATTCTGTATTTCTTACTTTAGGGATAGAATAAACCTTAAGAACATCCTTGCAGTATTCCGCCGAATGATTTAAATGGTTTTCTGAATGATGAACCAAATCAGAGATAGTCTCAACGACCTCAAAACCAAGTTGATTAAAATATTTTTTTATTTTATCAGCAACATCCTTTTCATCTGGTCTTGTCTTTAGGTGAACAATTTTGTTTGTGATGAGAGAATCGAAACATTTATTCTTTTCAGAAAGAATGTTGTCAATAGTTTGCTCATAAGTATGCTTGCCAGCATGACCCATCGTTGTGCAAAAAACAATAAGGTTCATACAGTAGAGCAATTAAGGTTGGTAAAAAAAATCATCACAAACTATATTATCATAGAATGTGATGATTGTCTAATTTTTAAGTAAGTTAATTACTTCTTACTTAATTAACTAACCCTCACAAGAAGAGCAATTCATGATAGACCTCGCCAGTTCTTGACTAGGATTCATGCTTCGCTGATAGTAAAAACCCTTTAACCCCATTTCCCACCCAAGGATCATTAATTCGCTAACTTCTTTTGGTGAAGCCTTGGGGTGAATCATCAGATTTAAAGACTGACCTTGGTCAATATACTTTTGACGTTGAGAAGCTTGAATTACAATTTCTTTTTGTGAAATTTCACCGAAAGTCTTGAACACATCTTTCTCGTGATCGCTAAGAAAATCTAAATGTTTAACAGAACCATCATTATGTAATATTGATTTCCAAATAGCTTGCGTGTTTTTACCCTTAGACTCCAATAATGACTCCAAGTGTGGACTTCTAATTGTAAATTTACCCTTGGCTGAGTTCTTTGTATAGTAATTAACCGTGGGTTCAATGCCTTGAGAAACCTGTCCCAATATAAGCGAGCTTGTGGTTGTTGGAGCGACAGCCATAGTGGTTGTATTTCTACGACCATAACCTTCAAGAACTTCTGGTTCTCCAAAAATATCAGCCAGTTCCTTTGTCGCTTTGTCTGCTTTCTCCCTGATTGTTTTAAATATTTCTGAATTTTTTAATTTAGCTTCCATGCTTTCAAAGGCAATCATATTGCTTTGAAGGTAAGAATGCCAACCGAGAACGCCCATGCCTAAAGCCCTATGACGACGAGCAAACCTGTGATCAGCCTCCATATATGGCAAATCTTTGGTTTTGTTGATATATTCTTCCATAACAGAGTCAAGGAAGTAAACCATCGTTTCGACAGCGTCGGTCTCTTTTATCTCATCCCACCTCTCCAGATTAAGAGAATAAATACAACAAACAAACGACTCTTCTGGAGAGGAGGGTAGAGAAATTTCATTACACAGGTTAGAAGCATATATCTTCATGTCCTTATCCTTGTAAGCATCGGGCGCATTCTTATTTGCCGTGTCTTGGAAGAAAAGATATGGGTATCCAGACTCAAATTTTTTCTGAACAATCTTAGCCCAAATTTTACGCTTGCTGACATCTCCGTTTTGCATGTCTTCCATCCATTTGTCTGTGATGGTGACCGCAAACGATAAGTCCTGAATAGGGTGACCGTCAGATCTGATGCGCAAAAACTCTTCTATGTCGGGGTGTTCAACAGGCAGGTAGGCGGCAAAAGATCCTCGTCGGACACTGCTTTGAGAAACTACAGAAGTAACCTTGTCGAACAACTCCATGAAATGGACAGATCCTGTGGAAGTGCCTCCAGTGCTAATAGATGAACCTCTAGAGCGAAGATCACCGAAGTAACCAGAAGTTCCTGCCCCATTTTTAGTTTGGATTCCGACCTCTGATTGTTTCGTTAGGATACCCTCCATTGTATCGGGGACAAAAACGCCGTTACAAGAAACAGGCAAACCTCTTGCTCTTCCATAGTTAGCCCAAACAGGGCTAGAAAGCGAGTAAAAACCAAGAGACATGTAATGTTCAAACTTTTGACATAAATCACCAAACCTTTCCTTATGTTTGTCGGGTGCGCGGGATGTAAAGTCTTTCTGAAAAGATTCCCCGACACTGAGTATTCTCTCCTGTAAGCTTTCGCCTTCAAGATACCCTCTGTCTAAGATTTGTTTTGATATTTCGTTGTTCCAATAATATTTTTTCATGCAAATACGCTGTCTAGGTCAAATGTTTGTGATTTTTTTGAATATTCTACAGGTCGAGAATGGAAAAAGTCTGTTGAATTGTTTCCCATTAACTCCTCTTCAAACCACATTGTATCTTGAATGATATTATTGTCAACATCAAATGCTTTAGGAAAAGAAATTTGTTGTAAAGAGTCGTTTATACGCTCTTTAATGAATTCTTTGAGAAGAGGCGCACTCAGTCCTTGCTCATCAATACCATTGACCATCCAGTCTATGATTTTAGATTCGGCAAAATAAGCTTGCTCCGCTTCATGCATGATTCTATCTTCCAACTCTTTATCAAAAAGCTCTGGATGCTCTTCTTTAATAGTGTTGATGATCTTGATACCAACCTGAGCGTGGATATTCTCCTCGTTCCTTGTGTAACGAACCTGCTGTTCTGTATCTTTTAATACGTTCTTGTTTCTTGAAAACCAATTGATAATATAAAACTGGCTCATTAGAGATACGTTCTCAACAAAAAGAGTAAATAGTATTAAAGAATAAACATACTGCTTCTTGCTGTCTTTGTAATATCTGTGATTATACTTTCGCAGATAGTTAACCCGACCCTCGATAAAATCAAGTTTGAGGTTTTCTTCAAATACATCCTCAAGACCAAGAACTTTAAGTAGTCTCTCGTAAGCATTGTTGTGGATTACCTCTACGTTAGCCATAACATAGCCCAGATCTGCAAGAGATGGGTGTGGTAAGTTGTCTCCTAGTTTCGCCCAAAATTTCTTGACGGCGACTTCGATTTGACCAATGGCAGAAAGAGTCCTAATAATAATCTCTCTTTGTTGATCGTCCATCGTGGTGTTGAAATCTTGAACATCAGAAGAGAAGCTAAACTCTTTATCTGTCCAAAAGCCATTATGCATGACTTCAATAAATTCTTCTGCCCACGGGTAATAATTCGGCTTCCTTGATACTTGCTCTTCGAAAATCATTGTGTTTATGTTTACACGAATGTAACCCGTGTCGAAGAAAAAAGCAAGGTAAATCTCTCCTGATAGTAGATATAATTTTTACACTGAAGTTTTCTTCTTATAAAGAAATAAATAAAGTGTCTTACAGTGTTTTATATATGAACGTAGTGAATAATTAAAACACAATTCTTTAACCTGACTTTAACTTCAGCGTCTCGCTTAGATACTTATTATAAAAACCTCGTCCAAAAAATCTACAAAAACTTCACTTTTTTTTCATCTTGACTTTTTTGCTATATTACACATAATAGTATACGTATATGGACTTAACTAAATCAACAGATCAAGAGTTAGCCGCACAAGTTAGAGAAACCGCTTGTGACGAAGGTGCGTTAAAAGAATTAATATTTAGGCATTCTGGTATTTTTATGGATATGCTAAAAGCATATGGCGGTAAAAGTTTTAACCAAAACCAATTGAATGACTTTATAGACCAGAAAGACTCTGTTATATATGAAGCCGCTCAGAAGTATGATCCAGAAAGGTCGAAGTTTTCTACCTTCTTGGCTAACACGACTAAATACTTATGTTTGTCGGAGAAAACTAAATTCCAAAAACACAGTATAATGACAAGTCTGGAAGAGACGGAATTTTGTCAGAGTGATAACTCTCCCACTCCAGACGAAGATTGCTTGCAAAACGAATCCATGGAGAAAATTAAAGACATGATAACTAATTATCATGACAAGCGAGTGCAACAAATATTCAAGATGCGATACTTTGAAACCAACAATAACAAGCTTACGCCATGGAAGAAAATAGCCAAAACCTTAGATCTTTCAGCGCAAAGCTGTATAAACATTCACGACAAAACACTTAAAATTTTCCAAAACCGAGTAAAAAATGAACAAACAATTGAATTTTGATGCGCCCCTAAACTCCCTTAGCTTGGGTAATGTGAGCTTTAACTTTATGCGAGAGCTTCACAAAAAAGGCGTAGACGTAAACCTTTTCCCTGTTGGGGATAAAGCAGAGCTAGCCGCCTATGATAAAAAATCTGATGAACTTGTTGAGTATGTCAAGAAATCAGGTCAATCCAGATACTCTAACTTAAACCCTAACACGCCGACACTTCGAGTTTGGCACATTAATGGCAGTGAACGCTGGATAGGAAAGGAACAATACCTATATACATTTTACGAACTTGATAGCCCTACCGAAGCTGAGATCAATATTGTTAAAGCCCAGAAGCATGTTTTCTTTTCTTCTTCTGACGCTTGCGATTCTTTTAAATCTGCTGGGTGTGATAACGTATCTCACGTCCCACTAGGATTCGACCCTGATTTTTGTAAAACCGATAAGGAGTATATGGACGATGTTACTCATTTTGGTTTGGTTGGAAAATTTGAACGGCGCAAAAATACATCTCTAATCATCCAGTCTTGGTTGAAGCGTTTTGGAAACAATCCAAAATACCAACTTACTTGTTTGGTTAATAATCCATTTTTTGCAAAAGAGACTATGGATGAGATGTTGCAGTATAGCTTAATGAATCAAAGTTGGAGTAATATAAACTTCCTACCACATCTTACTACCAACTCAGAGGTTAACGAACTCACCAACTCAATTGACATTGATTTATCAGGTCTTTCAAATGGCGAGGGTTGGAATCTGCCAGCGTTTAATGCGACGGCTCTCGGCAAGTGGAGTATAGTCTCAAACTGTTCGTCTCACAAAGATTGGGCGAAAAAAGATAATTGTATTCTTGTTGAGCCAGAACACAAACAGCCATGCTACGACAACATATTTTTCCACGAAGGTCTTCTTTTTAACCAAGGCAGTTATTACAAAATCTGCGAAGAAAAAATCTTTTCAGCTTTTGAAACGGCTGTCGTTATGGCAAAACAACCGAACAAAGAAGGCGAAAAACTGAAAAGCGAGTTCACCTACGAGAAGAGTATCGATAAAATTTTAAGTGTAATCTTTCAATAGTATGCCTATCTACCTATATCAAAACCCAGAAACCGAAGAGGTTAAAGAAATCATTCAAACAATGAATGAAGAACACGTATATCAAGAAGACGGCGTAGACTGGAAACGTATTTTCACAAAACCCAACGCTTCGATTCAATCTCTAGCAAGCCTAGATCCATTTAATAAACGAGACTTTATCGATAAGACTGGGAACATGAAAGGTACGGTCGGAGATATGATGGGTCTTGCAGAAGAAATGTCGGCACAGAGATCAGAGAAAACAGGAACAGAAGATCCTGTGAAGCGAAAGTTTTTCGACAATTACGAGAAAAAAATCGGCAAAAAACATTTATCCGATAAGCCTAAGACGATTACAAGAAATGGTATTTCTGTAGACTTGGATTAACTTCCTGATCCATATATTACACCAGTCACCCTTAACTGTTTGTCTCCGATGTTTATCAGAAGGTCTCCAGTTTGACCTGTGTTGGTAACTCCGTCTTCTTGAATAAACATTCCGTCTCCACTTGCCCCAGTTAAAGTAGACGGTGTGACGACTGGATCGCCACTGATAGTTACGTTACCTGTGAAGTGAGTATCGCAGTTAACTTGCATTCCGCTGTCAAATTCAACATAAAGAGTATTACTTTCACCTATTGTCCTGATTGCGTTGTTGTCTCCCAACATCATGCTTCCTGTGACACCACTTGGAAACGTGACAGTATTGCCACCAATCAAAACGTTACTTGAAGAAAAGGGTTCAAAAGAAGAGTCCTTCGAAAATAATATTGTATTGTCTTCGCCCCCAATCGAGTTGCCGTCTCCATTAACTACAAAGTTGCCTTCTCCACTTATAGTTGAGTTTGTTCCACCAATAAGCATACCGCTATCTCTATCGAACACAATGCTTGGTGACATTTGAGGTATACTCCTAAAATTAATTGTTAAGTCGCCGCTAATGTTAAAATCGCCAGTTAAGAATCGGCTCAACTCAACTTTGAAACCAGTAGTTAGGTCTGTAAACACCAAATCACCACTATTACTAAAAAAAGTGGGCATTTGCAACTGTTGAGGTTGAATTTTATTGAAGTTCATGATACAATAGGTTACTTAACAAATTACACGTAAATCATGAAATATCGTATTTATAAACCAAACCCTAAAAACACTGGTTGCGCCGCAACTGTTGATATTGCTAAAATCGGAGACGACTCTGTCAGCAACCTTTTTATCTCAATGATCCAGCAAAAAGGTTGGGATAATGCTAAGAAAACAGGGTCTTTTAGTGGAGGTAAAGATATTAATTTTAAATTAAGTGTGGCGGAAGCTGGCGAAATGGTCTCTTCGATCAAATCACGCATTCCGTTTGTCGCTTTTCACAAATTCAAGGACGACTCAACAATCATCCGATTTGTTCCTTGGGAGCAGAATCGCAATGTCAAAGAAAAAAACGGAGACGTAAATTATAAAACTCCAGCATGGTCTTTGAGTGTTAAGCGGAACGGTAGTGATGTATTCAGGTTGCCAATTAGTTCTGGTGAATCTCAAGTCCTCAATGTTCTTCTAAAGAAATTTATTGCCGACTCTCTAATTGATACTAGTGAACAAGATGTAAGGGAGAGGGCTAAAAAAGCATCAGCACCCGCTAAGAGAACAAATACAAATGCACCAGAAGAGGACAACAACGATCCTCCTTTCTAATGTCTAA